CCTTCGTCGTCATGGCTTATAGTCGAGACCTACCGCATGTCTTTATCGTCGACTGCCACAAGCAGTCCAAGATGCTGCCCACCGACATTGCAGAGCGAATTGGTGATCTTGCCGACGAGTACGACTTTACCAGAATCGTCGCCGACACCGGTGGACTGGGTAAATCTATTGTTGAGGAGTTTAAGGTTCGCTACGGGCTCCCTATTTACCCGGCGGAAAAAACCAAGAAGATGAGCTACATTGATATGATGAACTCAGACTTGGCTGATGGCATCCTTAAGGTAGTACAAGGGTCTGACATTTTAGACGAGTGGCAGAATCTTCAATGGGATGAAGACCATCGCAAAGAAGACGCACGCTTCGAGAACCACCTCGCCGACGCTGCGCTTTACGCTTGGCGAGAGTGCAGGCACTATAGATACGAGGCCCCAATAGAGCCTCCGAAGTATGGTACTCCAGAGTACTGGGAGATGATTGAGGACAAGCATTGGGCTGAGTCAGCAAAAAATCTCGACCGTAACGAATCAGATAGATGGTGGGCTGCGGGCACATCGATTGAGAGGCTGCAATGATTGGCAAGAGCGCGTACATGGATCAAAAGTTTTGGTGGGACTCAGGAGAGGAAAAGCCTCAGGAGCTCATCTATTCTTTACTTGAGAGTCTCAAAGAAAGAATCGAGACTAGGTCAGACCATGATGTATTGCATCTGTCTCTTTTTGAGAACTACTACAATAACGCGCTAAACCCTGTAGGATATAAGACAGGTACGCTTTTCGACGATGACCGCGTTACGTTCAACGTTATCGCATCGTGCTGCAATACAGTCACGGCTAAGATTGCCAAAACGAGACCGCGCCCGATCTTCCTCACAAGCGGTGGAGACTTTAGCCTCAAGCGTAAGGCTAAGCTACTGACTAAGTTTGTTGACGGTATGTTTTACCAGACTGACCTCTACAATGTGATGCAGCGGGTCTTTCTTGATAGCTGCGTCTTTGGCACTGGTGTTCTCAAGGTTTTCGTTGAGGACAACGAGGTGAAGGTAGAGCGCGTATTTCCTAGCGAACTTATCGTCGACGAGTACGAGGCCCGATATGGCGAGCCGCGTCAAATGTTTCAGCGCAAGGTCATGCCGCGTGAAGTTGTAATGGGGCTGTTCCCAAATCATCAAGAAGAGATTGCAGCGGCAGCACCGTGTGATCCAGAAGATCGAACATATAACACCGGCGATATGATTGAGGTTATTGAGGCGTGGCACATTCCATCAGCCGAAGGTGTTGATGATGGGCGACACGTTATTTGCATCGACAATGCGACGCTCTTCGACGAGAAATACGAGAAGAGTTACTTTCCATTCGTAACAATTCGATGGACCCGTCGCATGCTGGGGTACTACGGACAAGGTCTGGCTGAGCAACTGCGCGGTATTCAGGCAGAAATCAATCAGCTTCTTCTTAACATTCAAGAGCAGATGAACCTGGCGACACCGAAGGTATTCTTGGAGCGCGGTTCGCAGGTAGCTAAGGAGCAGATCAACAACCAAACCTGGGGCATCGTAGAGTACGAAGGTCAGCCACCGCGTTTCTTTGTTCCTCAGACTGTGGCGGGCGAAGTGTTTAGTCACCTCGACCGACTGTACAACCGAGCGTACGAGATTTCTGGCATCAGTCAGTTGTCTGCGACAAGCCTCAAGCCTGCGGGTCTGGAGTCTGGCGTTGCTCTGCGTGAGTACAGCGACATCGAGACTGAGCGTTTTGTGATTGTTGGTCAGGCGTACGAAGCAGCGTTTCTTGAAGTCGCCCGTCAGATGATAGACCTAGCGAAGGACGTTTCCGAAGAAGGCAAAACTTACGAGGTAATCTCTTACGGCGACAAAGATATTGAGAAAATTCAGTGGTCTGATATTGACCTGCGCGAAGACCAGTACCGAATGAAGGTATACCCAGCGAGTCTTCTCCCGACCACTCCAGCTGCACGTCTGCAGACTGTCATTGAGATGGCGCAGGCAGGCTTGATTGATAAGGCGGAGACTCGCAGTCTTCTAGATTTCCCTGACATTGAGCAGTTCAACAGATTGGCTACAGCGCAAATTGATGAAGCTGAGATGCTGGTAGAGCAGATATTAGAAAACGGTATTTATTATCCACCAGAGCCTTTCTCTAACCTCGAACTACATCTTAAATACTTTCAGGCCGCGTACACGCGAGCACGGACGGATAATGTTCCCGAAGATCGCCTAGAGCTCATGCGTTTGTACATGCAAGAGTGCATGGCGCTTCTTCAGCCACCGGCCCCTCCCTTGCCCGTAATGCCGGGAGGAGCACCCCCAATGGCCGGTGGACCGTCCCCTGAAGAACTAACGCCTACGGCGACTCCGCCGAAGGAAGCTATTGACGCGCTGGCAGAAGCAGAATTGCCAGCCCCACAAGTAACTGGTGCCGCGCAAGAAGGTGTGCCAGTTTAAGGAGAGAACATGACTGAAGAGGGTGTAGTTGCAGAAGCAGAGGTTCAACCAGTTCCTGATATGGGAGACACTCCTGGAGGAGCTGATGGAGGAGCCTCTAGTGGAGACGACGTTTCACATGAAACAGCTGGAGCGGATGATAATAACGATGGAGTGGAGAGCAGCGATGCAGGAACTCCCGCCGAACCAGCGCCCGACCCGTTCTCTCGAAGATTTGCTCAACTAGCTCGCGAGCAAAAGAAGTTGCGCCAAGAGCGTGACGAAATGAAGCGTGTTCAACAAGAGCTTGATGCGCGTAAGGGCACGGTTTCTACCTACGATGACCTACAGAAACTTGCACGGGAGAATCCCTACGAGGTTATGCAGAAGCTTGGTCTCGACTACGAGGCCTTGAGTAAGCAGGTTTTGCAGGATGGAGAGAAAGACCCTCAGCAAGAGATGCTTAATGAGATTCAGTCGCTTAAGGCTGAACTTGCGTCCATCAAAAAAGCCGAAGAAGAGAAGTCGGCTCAAGCTCAACAGTCCAAACAGGAAAAGGCTCGAATTGAATGGATTGACGAGATCAAAACTTTCGTGGACAATAACAGTGATGAGGGAAGATATGAGATCATCAACGCTGTCGGACAAGAGGCTTACGAGCTAATCGCCGAAGTGCAAACTGCTCATTATCAGGACACTCAAGAAGTGATGCCTTATGATGAAGCAGCTTTGATGGTTGAAAATCACCTTGAAGAGCAGTTCAGTACTGAAGCACAAAAGTATCTGAAGTCTAACAAGGTGAAGTCTAAACTTGAGAGCTTATTTGCTCCAGCGAAAACAGAGCCCGTGGCTGGGCAAGCAGACGAGGAAGCTGAGGCTTCTGAGAAAACGCCACCCAAAACTTTAACAAATACCCAGGTGCAACGTGCGCCAGGGGATAAGCCCAAGAAGCTTAGCAAGCAGCAGTCTATCGATCTGCTGGTTGGAAAGTACGGGTCTAGTCTGTTTCGCCAGGAGTAAGATGAACTTGCTCCTGTAAGGAGTGAGTTATGCCAACTTCATTAAATCTCGACAACGTCACCCAGGCGCTCAAGGAGCACTATAAGCCCTTGACCGTCAAAAACATGGTTTACAAGGACAACCCACTGCTCGCCCTCATGCCTAAGTATGAGCGGTTCGGCGGTGAGAACATGCCTGTCCCAGTTCAGTATGGTATCGCAAACCGACGCTCTGCTGACTTCGCAACCGGTCAAGGTCTGAACACTGCAACTGAGCTTGCACGATTCGTTCTTACCCGTGTTAAAGACTATTCTTTCGCTAGCATCACCGGCGAAACCATTAAGGCTACTGAGGGCGCAGCGGATGCGTTCTTGAAGTATGCAACTCTTGAGATTGACGGCGCTATCCAGTCGCTCACTCGGTCTCTTGCGGTTTCTATGTATGCCGACGGATCTGGTCAACTAGGGACCGTTACCGTAGCGGGCACCACCTTGACCATGCAGAAGGTTGATCAAATTACCAACATTGAGGTTGGTATGGAGCTCAACTGTGCAGCTACAGCCACAGGCGCTATTCGCGCAGGTACAACCATGGTTGTTCAGTCTGTAAATCGCGACGCAGGAAGCTTCGTCGTAGATAACGCTGGCGCTTGCACAACCAATGACTTTATCTTTCAACGCGGCGACGCGCAAAACGGCGCAGGATCACCTAAGAAGATTTCTGGTCTAGAGCGATGGTTGCCATCAGCAGCACCTACTGCTGGCGATAGCTTTTTCAGCCAGGACCGAAGCGTAGACGCTACTCGTCTTGCTGGAATTCGTTTTGACGGCTCTTCTCAGCCAATTGAAGAAGCACTTATCTCTGCTGCAAGTCGTCTTGCGCGTGAGGGTGGTTCTCCAAGTCACTGTTTTATGAACTTTGCAAACTTCTCTAACCTTGAGAAGGCGCTTGGCTCTAAGGTCGTTTACGACAAAGTAAGCAGCGATGACGCAGACATCGGCTTTCAGTCACTGACTATCCTTGGACCAAAAGGACCAATTCAGATTGTCGCTGACCAGAACTGCACCCCTGACGTTGCGTACATGCTTCAGATGGATACCTGGACTCTCAACAGTCTTGGCGATGCACCACACATTCTTGACCTTGATGGCAACCGTATGCTTCGCGAAGCATCTGCGGACGCTTACGAAGTTCGAGTTGGTTTCTACGGAAACATTGGCTGCACCGCACCTGGCTACAACGCTCGCGTTAAGCTAGCATAAGGAGATTAGTACAATGGCAAGTCAATCATTTTTCGATCTAGAGTGCTCTAACCGCGACGTAAAGATTGTCGCGGGACGTTTTGACGTTGGTAGCGCGGGCGCAATCACCACAAAGTTTGGTCTTGGCTGGAGTGCAGTCAAAGAGTCTGGCAACGGTGAGTACACCATTACTCTTGATAAGTCTTATACGGGTCTGCTCCATGCTAGCACCATGCACTTCGACTTAGGTGGCGGCACAGATGAGTTTCAAATTGTTGTTATTGCAGAGGATGTCGCTAACGCAACTCCAACTGTAAAACTCCAATGCGTAAACACAGCCGGTGGCGCAGCTAATATTCCAAGCGGCGACGATTTCAGCTTTTGCCTCTATCTCCTGGATGGCGAAGTAAGCTAAGGAGGTAAGTTATGGCTAACAGAAGGTTTCAAGACGTTCAGGCTTTGCAGCGTGAAGTCAAAATCATCACGGGGGTTATGGGGCACAATGTGACCGACAAGCCCCTCGGTGTTTCCACAATGGCTGTTGTGGCTAACAACTTGGTGATTACACTTGAGGACAAATACAATGATCTGGTTGGTATCAGTGTCATTGCAAAAACCCTCACAAGTGGGTTCACACACGTTGATAGCGTAGCCTTTGCAAACAGCAATCAAATTACCATCGACGCGGATGCAAACGTAAACGTGGCAGATGAGTTTTTTATTACCTTGTTCCTTAAGAACACCAGTGTGACTAACTGATGAAGGGCAAAGGTAATGGCGTTGCGCTCATGATCTTGGAGAAAGCCAAAGGCAAAGATGCCGAAGGCTCCATGGATGATGACCGCGAAAAAGCTAGGGAAGACTTAGCCAAGAGAGCATCGGAGGCCATGAAGAGTGGCGACGGTGCGGCGTTGCTTGAAGTTATTGGCGACATGCACGCTGTCGAGGCTGAGTAAGGAGGGGGCATGGCGACGTTCACTGAAGCTGACTTACGTACTCGTGCGCGTCGCCGCGCCGACATGGAGAATAGTACATTCGTAACAGACGCAGAGATTCAGGATTACTTGAACTCAAGCATCGCTGAGCTGCACGACTTTATGGTCAAAAGCTACGAAGACTATTTTGTCTCTGAGCAAACCTACACAACCCCTCTTGCGACGGGTGGTGCAAATCTGCCAGACGATTTCTATAAAGCTCTAGGCGTGGATTATAATTCTGGTGGAATTACATCTACGCTTAGAGCGTTCTCCTTTAGCGAAAGAAATGTATACAATACGCCGTTCGCTGTAATCGATAGACTAGCAGAGCCTAAGTATAAAATTGATGGCTCTAAGATTAAGCTGATACCTGCCAACTCTCAGTCTGGCACGATTAAGCTTTTTTATGTTCCGCTACCCACGCAGTTCTCCACCACTGTAACCGAGATTGAGACTATCATACCGGGCTACGAAGAGTATGTGGTCGTGGCAACTGCTATTCGAATGCTTCTTAAAGAAGAGTCCGATACAAAAGCTCTAGAACTTGAGAAGCAACAACTTGCGTCTCGCATCATCCGAGCGTTAACACCTCGTGATACGAGTGGCTCTCATGCGATTCGAGATGTCCGCAAGGGTCGCTTCAGGGATGACTTTATTCTGAGATACTAGGGGGCGTCATGGCTGCGAATACTAGTGAAGTGTTTGGGGTCTCTGCAGAAGAGGGTGCCCTTCAAGACAGCACTCGTCGACTGGCGCAATTTGTAGACAATTGCCCCTTGATTGACGGCGCACTGCTCACAGATGTTCAGCTTACGACAGGGCAAGTGAATGAGGTTGCACATCCCTTAAACAGGGTCGTAAAGGGTTATATAATCGTTGATAAGACCACTTTATCCTTTATCACGAGATCTACGAACATAAACAAAAATCCTAAAAACACACTGCTCCTTAACTGTACCGTCAATGCAGTTGTTTCAATTTGGGTATTTTGATGGCTTTACAGAAGAACACAGTGTCCATCCCCTTAGTTCAGGGCCTTCAGACAAAGCGATCTGATAAGTTTTCAGAGCCTGGGTCTTTATCAAATTGTTCAAATTTAGAAATCAACAAGATTGGCGAGCTTGAAAAACGTCGAGCGTTTCAAATCTTAAACACACCAGGAGCTAGCTCAACTGCCTTTGATCCAAACTATCCTCTAGCAGGAGAATCAATCGTAAGAACCGGAAGCACCCTGGGGATGCTTGATGGTCAAAGGCTTTACTCATCGTTGTCTGATGGCAAGTACAAGGACATCGGAGAGGCTATTCCTGCTCATCTTGATGTAGATATTATCCAGGAGAGTAGTCAGGCTAAATGCGGTCCTATTTCATATGAGAGGGTCATTAGTACAGCAGGCGTCTTCAACGTATATCTCTGGACTCAGACTGTGCCTCTTGAGGCAGATGATAAGCAATCTTCCAGGTACGAGTCTTACTTCCTGATCAGATCATTTGATGAAGAGACGGTCATTCATGGACCATCTCTAATTATCAGCAGTGAGAGAAAAGAAGATCCCGCCAACAACTTTGCGACAGATCAGACTTTTTTAAACATGGGTCCACACACTCAGATGCTGTATTCGCCAGCAACTGATAAGCTTTATTTCTTCTCTCACGACTCAGCCACAAGCACCAATATCAGCGTAAGGTTTGTAAACCTGGGCTCGGCAAGTCCGACTTTTACTTTGCAGTCGGGCGGAAACATTGTCACAGACCTCTGCCTGTCAGCGGCTAACTTCACTGTCGCCTCGCATAATCAATCGAACATCATTTACCTGGCGTATTACTCCTCTTACATTTCTTCGAGTGTAAATAGGCCGTCTAATCTAAAGCTTCTTAAGTGTACGGAGGCAGGCAGCGGCTTTACGGTAAACGTCACTGAGTCCGTGACAAACAGCGTATATAACACAGCAGATAGTCAGCATGTCGATCAAACTAAGTTCTTAGGCACAAAGGCAAATATTGCCCTACGGGTGTTGGCGGACACTCAAGACTTTCCTGTGTTTATTGCTTACTCTGTTTATGATCACACGGCGAACAATCAAAAAACCTTTGTCGAGATGTACGACGCGAACCTTTCGAGTTCCATGCGGCCACAGGTATCAGCGCCAAATGGTGTAGAGTTTTTATTCAACTCTAATCACTGCTTCTTAAGAGCGGCGACAGTAGAATCTAAAGACGCTTCAAATGTTCATGTTGCCCTAAATGTTATCTCTCACGATGGCGCGACAATCTCTGGATTCATTGAAAGACCAAGCAGTTCTCAAGTTCACACGGCTGGCAGCGGATATACCGATGGTCTAGCTCAGGTTGTAAATTCTGCAAGTACAGCATTCAAAAGAGATGCAACCGTCTATATTCAGGTTAGCGGCGGAGCGATTCAAGATTTTACTGTTGTTGACCCAGGGAATGGTTTCACTGCTAGTAATTATCAAATTGTACAGGGGTCTGCGAACACAGGGCGAATTAACGTCGACGTAGCGACAACGACATCTAGCACAACTACGCCATCTCTCCCAATCAGGCCAAAGCATGGTATCGCTACGTTTGAACTAAACACTTCCTCTCCTCCAGGAAGCACTCAAGACATCACTGAACTTGACTTTACGAACTGCAGTCTAGTTTCAGATATGTTTAAGATTTCACCTGCTGAAAACGCATCATCTAGTTTTGGCGCGAGGCCTTACTTCTTGATGTCGAAAACAGTCGGTCCGACCAGAAGTTTATCAGGCAATATCTATCTGGCGAATTCATCTAGGTCTTCACTCTCAAGCGCCTCCACGTCATCGATTGTCGCGTCTCATTTTATTGGTCAGCAGTCTCTTGATTTTGTTGGGGATTTTTACTCCGGTCTAGAGAATCAATTTTCTTTGCTTGATGGTGTCTCAAGAATCACTGCTTTGACCGCTGGTAGTTTTAGAGTTGGCTTAAATCAGCTTCGTAGCAACATAGATGTTAGTGCAAATTATGACGCTTCAAGCTCTCCTGCTGCGGATCTAAGCATTTCATCCGATCAATTGTTTGTTGGCACTACGCTCGACATCATTCTTCGCGACAATCGCCCCTACCCCACTATCTCTACTGGTAGAAAAGCCTTAATAGGCGGAGGCTCTCTGTTCTGTTTTGATGGTGATCAACTCTTCGAGAACAACTTCTTTGAGGGTCCTGCGGTCCGTACTCTGATTCACACCACTCGACATGCAAAAGGGTCAGACACTTTAACTGGCTCCTTCACTTACGCCTTTACCTTTTCAGCGGTAGATGCAGCCAACGACTTGCACGAGTCTCCTGTTTTTACTTCTGAACCTCAAACAGGCCTGAATCAATCAATCGTAGTTGGTGAAATTTACATCACCGATGCCACGCGACGAAAATTGACTGGAGCTCGTCGACCAACTTTGAACATATTTAGGACAGCAGCGGCTGGTCAAATATTCTTCAAATTGACTTCCATAGATCTAGAGAAAGATGTTGAGAAAATTGTCTTCATTGACGGCGGTCAAAATGAACTTGATATCGAAGCTCCACTCTACACCTCAAGCGGCGAGGCAGAAAACCTCACGACCGGTGCTGTGACCGACATCATTGAGTATAAGGGCAAGCTTGTCACAGTTGGATCTAAGAACATTTGCTTCGTGTCTAAACCCTCGGCGGATGGTTTTTCTTTTGGATTTCCTATTGTAGCACCCTTCCAAATCAGAACCCCAGATCCGAGTGATCCAATTACAATCATCGAGCAGAATATGGACTCCTTGATGATCTCCACATCTCAAGACGTTTTTGGCGTATTTGGAGAAGGGCCGAATGCCATTGGACAGGGTCCATTTACAAATCCAAAACTTGTTGGAGCTAACAAGGGAGCCATAGCTGACTCTCCCCATATAAACACCTCTATTGGCGTTTTCTACATATCCTTAAGGGGCATATACCTGGTTAAATCAAACTATCAGTTTGAGTACATAGGTGCTCCATGCGAAGATTTGCTCTCTGGCTTTACAATTAAAGCCATTGCCGTGAAGGAGTCTCGTAATGAGATTATGTTCCTTCTTAAAAAATCTACCTCTAGCAGAATCTTGATTTACAACTCTTTGTTCAAGCAATGGTATAGCTGGGATTTAGCCATAGATACTACGGCAATTAATCAAGTTAACGACATGATGTTTGATCCTGAAAAATCGTCGTTGATTCTTCTTCAGTCCAATGGAGCCCTTGCTATCGACACGGAGAAGGTTCCGTTTCAAGACGAATTTTATGATTCTGTCTCTGGGGGAGCCGCAAGCTCTACATACGATATGTCTTTCAAACTCCACAGTATTGCAGCAGCAGGACTACAAGGCGCTCAGCGAGTGTACAGAGTGATGCTCCTGGGCGAGTTTCAGTCATCACATACGCTCACCATGGATATATTTAACAGCTATGACTCTAGCTATACAGAGCGACATCAACAGACAATTAGCTCTGACACAAACCCTTATCAATTTAGAGCGCACCTAAATAACCAAAAAAATCGGGCTATTGCTATAAATGTCGACCTAAGGACTCCCGTCGCAGGCGGTGGTGCAAAACTTAGCGGTGTAGCCTTTGAGGTTGGTGCTCGTCCTGATACCTTTAAGCTACCTAAAACTCAGACAGTGCCGGAGGTGTAAAATGTCATTAGCCCAAGAGGCCTTTGCAAGAGGCATCGTCAAAGCTTACAGATCTGCTGGAATCCCTATTTCTCCTGCTCAAGAGGGAATGCTTGTTGCGGCGTTTAAAGACGCGGCCCGAGGATCGAAGCAAGATATTAAAGATTTAACAGGTCTGAGTAAGGTTACACAGGGCGCAGGTTCAAAGACTCAGGTTATGGCAGCTCAAGACGCCTTGGCACAGAATCAAAGAATGGCACAGGGTCTGGCCACAGCCGCTGATACAGTTGGCAAGATCTTTATTGCGCAAGATGAGTTTAAGAAATCTGAGCAAGCTAAATCTGATGACGCTCAAAAAGCTGCAGCTACGGCTTTAGCAGAGCCCGTCAGACCCGCTGACAGATTCATTCCAGCAGCGACACCCTACACCCCCGATACTGAACAAATGCAGGCCAATGCAGAGGCAACAGTAGAGCGTTTGGCAGAAGACGAGGCGCAGGCTATGTTTAATATGGAGGGCTTAGATTTATCCGCACAAATGGCTAAAAAACGAGAGCTTGGTCAGCAATTTTTTAACGAGAAAAGAAAAATTAAAGAGAGACTTGAAAGTCAAATCTTCGGAACTGGAGGGGGTATCTAATGCCAGCGCCATCGCAAGCCCAAAACAATACTTCCTCTTCAGGCGGCACATCAAAAAATCCCAATCGTCCCGGAGGCAAAAAAACTCTTGAGGAGAGAAGAGCAGAGCAGCAGGCGAGAAGAGAAGCTGAAGAAACTGACGCCGCTAGTTCTTATCTGTCGGAGACCTATGGGGTATCGGGAGAAGCACAAGAGGAGGCTACCAGCGCTGTTCGAGGCTACATGGATCAGTATGGTATGACTCGTGAGCAAGCCGCTGACTTGGTTAATTTGGAAAATATTGCTGAGACCGGAAAAGATTTAGGCGGTGGAGAGGGATACGGGGCGCAAGATTTAAGAGAATCAACATTGAGCGCAGAAAGATTTCTCGGTGGATTGGGAAGCAGCGCTCGCGGTCAGACGACTGGTGCAACTCAACAGACGACTGAAAGACTTCAGGGTATGCTAGGAGCAAGTCGCGAGGCTGGGCTCTCTCAAATATCAACTGATCGTAGTCGAGCCGCTGCATCCGCTGCGCAGCAGGCTAAGATTCTAGGCAGCGTTCAAAAAGCTCAACTTGACCGAATAAAGGCTCAAGAGTCCGCCCTGACTAAATCTATTTTTGGAAGTATTTTGGGAGGCGCTGTAGGTCTTGCGGTCGCCTCTTTCTTGGGTCCCGCAGCAGGCATGACCGCAAAGGCGCTGCTGGTAGGCGGAGCTTCTAGGTTAGGTGGAGATATAGGGGGTAATCTCTAATGGCAGTCGAGAACAATCAATTAGCAGCGAGTCAAGCTCTTGCATCCGGAGCAGCTCCTGTAGCCTCTGATGGTGCACAAGAAGGTGTCGAGGCCGCTGGTATGATGGTGGGAACAAAGGGACTGGAGGATGGATTGAGCTTTGCGGAGCTTGCATCAACCCTTGGTGTTCCATTGGGTGAAGACGAATCTCTTGCCATGTCGGACCCTCTATTAGCGCAACAGCAATTAGAGACTGTTCGTTCCATAACTCCAAAAATTCAAGAGACGGGTGCTTTGCTGGGTGCCCAAGCAATGAGAGCCCAGCGGGCAGAGAGCCGCGTGAAACAATTGGAGGATATGCCAAGACAAGTCGCGCTACGTCAACCTGGCGTTGAAAGACTTTTATCCAAGTTTGATCAAGAGATTACAGATCCAGAAGAAGGAACACCTCTTTTTGAAACAAGGGAGAGGCAGCGTCAGCTTCGCTCTGATATATTTGCCACTAAAGAAAAATATGAAGAGGCTGTTAATGGGTTGGGCGAGTTTAAGTATGATCCGTATAAAGCCTTCCCCACTTCAGGCTCAAAAGCTGCCGCTTTGGTGGGCATTTTGCTTGGCGGCATAGGCGCGTCTCTTCGCGGAGGGGAGAATCAAGTATTTAATTACTTCAATCAAGTAATTGACAGAGAAATGAATCGCCAAAAGCTTGAGTCAGATAATTTAGCTCAAAGGGCTGGAGGTCTTCGAAACCTTTACACCATGAATTTAGAGCTCTTAGGCAGTGAAGAAGCTGCTGAGAAATTGACTCTTGATCAAATCGCAAAAAGCTACGACCTAGAAATTAGGGCATACATAGACGATATTGGCGATATTAACAAACGTAATCTTGCGATGGGTGAATATGACTTAGCAACTAAAAAGCTTAAGGCTGAGCAAGAAAAGGCAAGACAGTTGACTGATGCTCAGATTAATAGATCTAACGAAATGCTTACTGCTTCAAAAGTATCGAAGAGCACAGCAGGGCAGCTAGGCACCGCCATTGCAAATGTGGACAAGATTGCAGAGGATTTAGGCGCAATAGGTGAAAAGCCTGTTAAGTTAAGCAAGCTGAAAAAGTCCATCAACACTCTTGCTATGTCGGTTGCTCAAGGTGACAACGATCTTTTCAAAGCTGGCCTTGATGCTCTTAGCGATGACGATTCTTTTCAACCGTATATTGAGCTTGCATCAGTTCTGCGTCCTATTGCATTTGGACTTGCTCGCGAAGGTCAGTCAGCGTCATCTATCTCTAACCGTGACGTATCTATGTTCTTAAGCATTCTTGCCGATCCTGTGCGAAACCTTGGCTCAATTCGAGACAGTCTTACGTTCATGAAGCAAAAGGCTGAACGAGACGCTATAGTTGATCGCGTTGCAGCAGAAAATCCTCAATTTAGCAAAATTCAAATTGAAAACGACTTGCTGGCAAGAGGTGTCATTCAACCATCGATTGGCCTTGATGAGTTCTTAGAGAGCAAAGGACAAACAGCTTTGGCGAGCAAATTAAGAGAAGACTACGAAAAAGTTGTTAAGGTTAAGTAAACATGGCTGATCAAGGAAAAACAGTTTACATAGCCTCTGAAGGCGACATCTTTGCAGTCCCAGAAGAGGAGGCTGGTCAATATATTGACGCTGGTTTTCCTATATTGTCTGACCAAGAAGTTACCAATCGCCTCGCAATCAAGGACGCTGAGGAATCTGGTGTCCTTGGCGCTTTTGGTAAAAGTGCTTTAGCTAGCGCGACCTACAGTTTATCCGACCTGGCATATTCTGATGAAGAAATTGCTGCCCGCAATGATCTTTACCCGATTTCAACAGCACTAGGTAGTATTGCTGGCGCTATTCCAGCGATAGCGCTGGCTGCAAAGACAGGCGGTGCCGCTCCAGTGGCCGCAGGCGTAGCTGCTAAGACAGGCGCGAAAGAGGTAGGGCGTAAAGCTATTGCCGCTCTAGCAGCACCAGGAGCCGTCCCTGGTCGATTAGCCGCCGAGAAAGCCGCTGCTGCTGGCCTTGGTAAAACAGCTCAAGGTTTATCTGCATTAGGAGCAGCGTCATTTGTTGAGGGCGGCATCTATAGCGGTGTTGAGTCTGCCACTCGTCAAATCAAGAACATGGGCATTGAGCGTGTCACTGATGACTTGTTGTCGTACGCTGGTGAGACCCTTAGCTCCACACTCTATGGCGGCGTAACAGGTGTTCTGGGCGCTGGTTTTGTGACTGGTGGGGTAAAGGGCGCAGGTTTTCTTGCTCGACACTACGATAAAGATGGCAAGGGTAGAGAGAGATTAGCTCGTTTCATGCTTAATAAAGTCGGAGATGAGCAAGCGCGTGAGGCAAGTTTTAATCTGGCTATGCGCTATGCTGATCAAGTCGACGGGCTAAGGGATTCCTTGTTTAGACTGAAGGACGTAGAGGATCAGCTACGAAACAGGGTGGATTTAAGAGATGACGCAGTTGAGGCCCTAAACAGAGAAAGAGAATCTCTCACTGCCTCTGTTGATGAATATACTAGAACTCTCCGCGAAAACAAAGAAGGACTGGCCGCAGCTAGAGAGCTAGAGGCAGATGCTTTTGCGGATTTAGACAAGGCTGCACGCGAAGAATTTGAGGCTAACGCAGCCAGGGCGGGCAGAGCTGTAAACGATGTGGCTAACGCTCTTGAAGATGCCACCGATCTTCTTGGCGAAAGAAAGCTGCGAGACACCGTTGGGAAGCCCATAAAGGGAGAAACAGGGGAAACAGAATTTATTGACGCTCCTGGCAAAGGAACAGAAAGAAGATCTCCTAGAATTAGAATTCAAGAAGCAATTTTAAGTCAGCCTGGAGAATTAGCAGACAATCCGGCCCTCAAAGGTCAGCTTGAGTCGTCTCTAGGAAGTTTAGCGTCTAGAATTCTTAATCAAACCAAAAAGGCTTTTGGCAGTGTTCCCGCAGAGGTTCAAATTGCTGTTCGTAAACTTGAAGAAGCAAAAGATGTTATCACTAAAAAGACTGAGCGTTATGATGACTCTCTTTATGACACAGCAGAAATTGTTGAGCCATTAAGTAAAAGACAAGCCACTCAAATTGTAAATGATGTGCGAGAGGCACAAAGAGTTTTATCTGAATATGCTTACAGAAGAGATCTTCCTTTTTCTCAACAAGCGATAGATCAATCCAAGCTTAGAGAGTTGGCAAGAGACGTTGGTGACGTATTAAAAGACCCAAAGCGTGTCGGTAAAAGATTTGCTGCGAACGAGCGTCAGGTCATGAACGCTATCTCCTTAAAGCAAAGCGCGGTGACTCCTGCTGCTGCGAAGCCCGGACCTGTTAAAAAAGTTATTGGTAAATCACCTCGACGAGATCAAGCAGAGATAAGCGAGAAAACTGTTTTATCTTCTTATAAAAGTAGAGTTATCGACGAAGAGGGCGTTCCAACCCCAAGAGCAGAAGCGGCTGTTTTAGAACTTTTGAGTAACTCTAGATCTGTTATTACTGCTTTGGAGCTTTTACTTGAGGACGTTAAATATTTGCCTAAGGATCAGCAGGCAAAAGTCACCAGTCAGATTCAAGGTCAAATTGATAAACTATCAAAAGCCAACTTAGAGCTTGGTCGATCGAATCGTGAAACCCTGGCTTTTAAAGCAGCAAGCGATGATTTGAACGCAATATCAGGTCGCCGACAGCCAGACAGGGACGTGAGGGGCCAGAAGATAGACAGAGCTTTGTTTCGCGCTAGGCTTGAAAAAGAATCTGAGGCTTTGATTGAGGCCGCAGAGAGCATCGCGCAGGGCAAAGAGACTCAAGCTGTTTTCACAAGGCTTAAGAACAGAGCCGCTCAAGACGCAGAATATGTGCAGTCACAGATTGATGCGGTTGGCAAAAGAGCCCAAGACGAAGCTGCTGTCCTTGAAGCCTCTGCAAAGATTCCTGCTCCACCTAGCATAGGCCAGAGAGCAGCCTCTGCCTTAAAGACCGGAGTTGAAGCCACTGCAGGCGCTATGGTGGCCGGTGGTGCTGGTGCTGGTTTTGTTGCGGGCATGAGGCGCAAGCAAATCACAGGAGCTCTTGGGGCGTTGATTCCCTCTATTCGCAAGGAAGATCCCCTCAAAGCGCTCGCTAGAACAGCGTCTGTGATCAGTGTGGCTGATCAAGTCAGCAAAAAAATTACAAAGTTTTCTAAAGATTTTACTGCCAACATGGCTC